ACGCCGTCACCGGGGCCGCGAAGCAAGCGCCCGCCATCGGAGTAACCGCCCAGATTGAATTGGCCACCGCGTGCTGCACCGGCAGCAGCGACATCGGCAAGACCGCCTCTGCGCATACCGGCCATCATCGCCTTTTCGTCTTCGGTGTATTGATCACCGCTGCCGACATCGTAGTCATAAGCGGCGGGGTCGTACGTACTGACATCAACCTGACGCTCGGGCAGGCGATTTATGGTGCGGTCCTCAACGGGCACCTTGCTTGCATCCTGCGTACCAAAGAGGAAGTCGGTAATAGGCGTGCCGGTACCAGAGGTGTTGGTGGTTGAAAAAGGCGGATTGAAGCTGTAGTTTCTGACGCCCGCAGCAATGGCTGCGGCAGCATTGGCGTAAGGAGCGCCGTTCGGCCCGTACACAATACCTGTGCCACCCGTTGTGCCACCCGTTGTACCACCAGCCTGTTCCGTTCCACCAGAGCCGGGGGCCACGCGAGGCGTAGGCGTAAAGCCGCCCGCGTCGTCAAACGTACCTTGCCGTCCATAGAACCCAGGCTGCACCATGCCAACCGACTCGGCATAGGGCTTCATGATGGGGCCACCGCCGGGAATGACCGGATTGAGCGGGTATGCACCCTGACCCATTAGGTAGTCATAAGCAGCCTTGCTGCCGCCCGTGACCGTGGGTTTGAAGTCTTTAAGGGTGGGCATCTCAACCGTGCCCTTGTACTCCTTGCGGATATCGGCAATCGTTTCGCCAGTCTGTGTGGCTTTGCCGGGGGTTCCCAAATCAGGCGCGACATACTTCGGAATGGTGATATCACCACCGTAGATTTTGTCTTCGCCTTTGTAGCCTGGGATTGTTTCTTTGCCGATGGGAGACACCACAATAGGCTGTCCGCCACCCACTTGCGTAGAGGTGCCAGAGGTAACACCGCCACCCGTGACTGGGCCTGGAGTTGTTGGGAACTTCTTCTCGTAGTAGTACGGGTCTTTGTCGTACTCCTTCATGACGCGGAAGTAGTCACCCTCAGTGAACTTGGTGCCCAATGCCTTGTTCCAGAACTCTGTTGCCTGCGTGGGGTTCATGTTGGTCTTTGACGTGATGTAGTCAAGACCGCGCTGGGTGGCAACTCCGTGATCTGCGCCACCTTCGTAGATCATCTGCTTAAACTCTTCGGGCGACAAAGGCTTAGAGGCTCCGCCCGCAGCAAGCGCCACGATACCGCCACTCGCGCCGCCAGGAGGTTGCTGATAACCCGTAGCGGAAATCATCGGCAACTGCTCAAGCGTCTGGCCATACTGATTGAACGCCATCGGGCGGATGCGGAAAGGATAGGGCGTTGCACCTGCACCGGGCATTCCAGTAGCAGTAGGCACCATCGCATCAGCCATGATCGGGGCTGCTGCCATCATGGCGGGTTTTGCAATCGCACCCAAGCCACCGAACATCCCACCCGGCGCATTTTTAAGCGCGGTAAAGCTGCCCGCTGCCTGATCCATGAACGGCTTAGCGGCAAAGTCAGCGTAGGCTTTAGTGGCGGCTTGCTGTGCGGCTTCACTAGTTACAGGAAACGCCATGCCCGCATCAGCAGCAGCATTTAATTTAGCAACGGCATCCCCCGCCGCTGCCGTAGCGCCTGCGCTGCTACCACCTACCAAAGCCCCGGCAAGCTCCGAGCCGCCATAAGCGCCCAGACCGGCCATGATGCCCTTCTGAAGACTGCCCGTAGCCAAGCCGGTGATGCCACCAACGGTTGCTGCCGCGCCAAGCGAACTCATGATGCCGAACCCGGCGGGGCCAAGCGCGAAGCCCGCCACCATCGGGAGCACCGACTTGAGCAGACTCTTGAGACTGAAGGCTTCCGGCAGGCCCGTTTCCGGGTTGATGGTCAGTGCGCCGCCTTGAGACAGTGCAAGTGCATGCAGCCCTTGGACTTCTTCGGGGGACATGTGCACCAGCATCGTGTCGCCGTTGCGACCCTTGGATGCCATGTGATCGGCTAGTACGGCAAGGCTCATGTGCGCCCCTTGGATATGGTTTGAGTCATTTTATTGGGTCAAGTCCCAGAAAGCGATAGTGCCGTAGCAGTCGCCCTGCGGAGTTGCAGAATCCACCGTGCGGATGGCAAGCGTCAAGACGTCACTGGCTCCGGCCAAGGACACGCCCAACTGCAAAGCCCAGTTATAGCCCGCCGGATCAACCAGAGGCTGAGTACCGCCCGAGCCGCTTGAGGACACGTAGTCTGTCTGCACCAGGGTGCCGCCCGTTATGGCTGTGGCAGAGGTATCCATCTCCACGTTGGCGTCAGATGAGACGGCAGACCAAGAAGCGCCGGTCAGCGTTCCGTTCAAGAACAGGCCCACTTCATAGTTTTGGCTCGTGATGGGAAGCAACTGCATCCGGCCAGGGAGCACCACCGCACCAAGCGCCGTAGACGCCAGACGGATCGACACCACCGGCTTGAACGTCAGTTGGATGTTGCTGAGTCTGGTCGTGCGCCGCGCCAAATGGCTCGGAGAATATTGCTCGTAGCCGCCCTCAGAGATGACCGTCGAGCAGATGTGCTTCATGCTCGCGGTGGTGAGGTTGGACAGGTTCTTGATCTCGTAGCGCACCGGCAGAATGGCCGTGGTCATGTAGACCGAACTGATGTCGTTGGCGTTGTTGAACGTGTGGCAGACGATGTACTGGCCATTGATCACGAACCCAGTACGCACCGAGCCCACGCCCAACCACTCGAAGTCACACCAGAAAATCTGCGTCTTTGATACGTCAAGCGTGTAGCCTGATGCCCCGGTACCGTTTAACTTGTCCCCGTTCCAGTCGGCTTGGTTGACGGTGCGGATATCGCTCGGCGTTCCCGGCGTGGGCAGAGAGTCAGAGCGCATGACCATCGACAGCGTGGTGCCGTTGGCCTGGAAGAACACGCCGTTCTGGGTGTTGAAGTACCCCACACGCTGCCGGATGTTGGCCGTGGGCGTGTTCATGGCGAAGGTGGCAAGCACCAACAGGCCCTTGCCCGGTTGGTAGGACATGGAGCGGAACGTCTGCCGCACTGCCTCGGAGTTGGTGGTGCTGTCCACCGACATCAGCACAGAGGACTCGTTGCTCAGGAATGTGGTGGATGCGCCGTTGACCGTGCTTGTGTCGAACTGATTGTCTGCAGCGTAACGTTGCTGAGAGTCAAAGAGCGTGTAGGGCTGACTGACCCGCACCCGCCCAAAGGCGTCTACGTTGGTGCCGCCGATTGAGACTGGGATGGGTGAGGTTGTAGCCACGATCTTGTTCAGCAGTGCGTTAAGGCGGTTGAAGTACAGACGCAGGACGTTGTTGAACTGCTCGTGGTACCGCGACTCGTACGCCGTTGGGGCCAGAGGTAGGTTTGGCGGCGCAGGTACGGTTGCATCTTCGATGAGAAATGTCATGGTCAGCGCCTGCCGTCAGGACGAATATCGATTCGAGGCGCGCCCAACTGCCACGCTGTGTCGAGTTGGTTTGAGTTGATCTTGAAAATCATCTGGCGCCCGCGCACACGGGTGTAAATCTGCCCGGTGAACTCTTCGGTGATGTTGTATGTGGTGCCCTTGACGACGTTTTGACCTGCGTTATCAACACTACCTGAGCCCGAGTTGTACAGCCCGTACAGCGTCATGGTGACGGTGGGCGTGTTGGCCGTTGAGTTGCTGAAAGTCAGGTCAGGCAGTATGCGCCAGACAAACCCGAAGTTGTGGCCATCACCGATGTCGAACTCCGACGAAGAGATGTTGGCTGCGATTGGGATAGCCGTACCCGTTTCGTTGTCGTTCAGGCCGTTCTCGTGGTTAACAAGGTTGTTGCTGTAGGTCGCCGCAAACGGATAGTCGCGCAAGCCGGAGTCAAGCCACGCCGTGCGTCCTAGCGTGCCGTAGTACCAAATCTTCTCGACGTAGTTGTAGATGACGTAGCGGTCTACGCGGGCATCGTTTGAATTTGCTGAACAGTAGAACCACCAGACTTCATTGAAGCCTTCGTTTGTCCCTGCAAAAACTTGTGCCGACTGCAACGGGTTGAAGTCTTGGAAGATGTAGCGCCGCAGATCACAGTTGAGCGTTTGCACTCGACCGTCGTAGGCGTAGAACTTATCCACACCCATCCAGTACACAACGCCAGACGCAATCGCAACAGCGTTCGGCCCCACGATGGAAATGTTGTCACCCAGAAGCTGACTGCCCCAGACAACCGGCGGCTCCAAATACTGCAACGAGTAAATGGACGAGTCCGTGAACGCCACGATTTCCTGCCGCGCCTGGATAACCGTTACGATCTCAGACCCGTGAGACAGGCGAATGCTACCGGCTTGGTTGGTGGCCGCAGGCGTCCAGTTGGTGGCGTCTTCTTGTGCCGACCACCGGATCAGCATCGGATCAAGCGTTGAGGAGCCGTAGTCGTTGCAGCCGAATGCAAACACAAAGCGGTTGGTATCGGACACAAACAGCGTGTTCTGCACCGTGGGGACATCGGACGAACCGACAGCGGTTGCCAAGTTGTAGCCGCGCACACCCAGGCCCGTCGTGGCATCCCAGTAGTACACACCGCCGCCGCGTGGACCAAAGATCAGGTCTTCCCCCCAGTTGCTCTGGCTCCAGAGTCGGATAGACGTATTAGACGTACCACCAACACCCCACGCTCCCTCACTCCAACCACCGGCACCCCATCCGTTAAGTGGTACAACTACAGCAGGACCGGTATTGATCTGGTATGCAGCCGAGACTGCCGAGCCGCCCGTGGTGCCCGCCGCTACAACAGAAGCCGTGGTGATGCTGTAGGAGTTTGCGTCGATATAGGTGATCTGGTACTCGGCGTTGAGCAACGTAGCGTAGGTGCCCGTCACACCGCTGAAAGTCACGAAGTCGTTGTTATTTGCGCCATGAGCAGGCGCGTTGACCACCACCGTAGTGGTGCCGTTTCCGGTAAATGGGTTGGCAGGCAGTGTTGTGGTAGCGCGAATCGGGGTGACGTCGTTATACGCGCCGCCCCGCTCAATATAGAACTTCAGGTTGGTGCCAACGCCAACAAGGTTCAGGTTACCAAGCGTCACCCAGTTCCACAAAGAGCGGCACAAGCCAAGAAAAGTGCTAGAAGAAATGCGCTCCCACCCACCAATGATCTCGGGATTGCCTTGGCGAAAGCGCACCTTGTCGCACTCATACCAACCGCCCTCAGTCGTGTACCGCGTGTTCTCGCGGTTCACTCCGGGCTTGAACAGGATTTTCTGGAGTGGCATAACCGTATTCTCGTGTCAAGACAAGAAAAGGGCAATCTCTGCTTCACGGCGTTTTACCAGACCCGGCAGGACTTTGCCGCCGCCCATCGTCCACTGGCGGAAGGCGTCTGCCGCCCCGTTCCAGTCGTCCCGGTTGGCCCGCATCCTGATCTGACTGCGCTGAAGGTTGCCTAGCCCTGCATTAAAGGCAAAACTGACCAGAGCGTCAAAGCTGCCTTGACGGCCAGATACGCCGGGAACAAGTCGAAGAACACCGCGTTCAAAAGTCCCGACATCATCACGGAATAGTTCGTCGATCTCCGTCTTGGTCCAGACACGGCTGTCCTCCGGCTTCAGGGGGAACTCGTTGCGGAGCATCCCGGTGTAGCCTTCCTTGCGGATGACCGGGAGCCTAATCTGCTCTTGGTACAAGACGTGGCCGTAGCCAATCGTCCAGATGTGGGCAGGGCAAAGGTAGGGTTTACTCCTAAACCCCTCATACTTGTGCATGAGGTCTTCGCCCGCCTTGCTCAGTTTCACTTCTTACTCCACTGGCGAGAACCGAACCAGTAGCCGATGATGCCCCCGAGGATCGCCATCTCGTCGGCAGAGAAGATCAGGTCAGAGTACAGGATGATGTCGTCCATGCTCTGAATGAGCGTCGGATGGTTCCACAGGTACCACGCCATGAAGGCGTTGATGGCCACCAACTCAAACACGAAGATGTAGGTAACCGTAGGCCGGACGGTGCCGGTGTAGTTCACCACCCACCGGGAAGCCTTGTCCATGATCTTCTGGTCGTGCGCCAGAGCAGCCTCGGTCATCCGGGCGTCAGTCTCCATCGCCACCTGCTCGGTGCGAATCTCCTCCATCCGGGCCTGGGCTGCAAAACCTGCCGCTGCCAGTTGAAGTTCGCGCTCGGTCTGAACCTGAGCCAACTTCAGTTCATGGGCTTGATCTGCCTTGTTCTGGAAGTATTCAAGCAATTTGGGCAGGCCCGAGAGCAGCAAGCCCCCGAGGGTGGAAAGAAGCGACAGCATCTCAGGCTCCTAGAGCAAAGAAAAACAGAAGCACCCCAACCGCCCCCACGCCGATGGAGGCATAGAACAGGCTCAGGGTGACGGCCAGGATGGCCGCAGAGGACAGGACGATGGCCAGTTGCAGTGCCATGCCGGAGTAGGAGTAGTAGGAAGACTTGGCCTTGGCAGCATCGCGCTTGGCTTCAGCCGCACGGGCCTTTTCCATGATCTCGTCCATGTCGGCGCGTTGCTTCGTGGCCTTCTGCTCGTTGTTGGTGACCTCGTAGATGGTCGCCCGAACATTCTTGGCCTGATACCACGCCCACAGGTTGTTGGACTCTATGGTTCCGTTGAGAACCGCAGATGAGTTCCTTCCGGCAAAGTAATTTGTAACAGCAAGGAGTAGAGCAAGCAGGCTAATAGAAACCGCAGCAAGAGCCTTGACATGGGCCTCCCTCTCTGAACGGCTTGCACCCTCCGGCGGCTTCCTGAAACTCATTGCTGTGCCTTGTCGATTAAGTAGTAACCCACCGCGATCAGGGCGGTTGCCACGAAGGCAATCGCTGCGCCGTACTTGGCGTTGAGCATGAACTCCTGCTGCCGCAGGCGGTGCTCTCGGTCTTTCTTCTCGCGCTCCTTCTTGAGTCGGATGCGCTCCATGATCATCTCGTTGTACACGTTCTCACCGTAGTGAGCGATGATCAACAACTTCAGTTCGTACTCCTGCTTGACCAACGCCTGCTTGTGCATCGTGATCTGCAAGGCTTCCTGCTCGATACTGCCGTCGTGCAACAGGCGCTTAAAGACAGAGGGCTTCTTGTTGGCCTTCTCGTTGGCTAGGCGGTTGAAGTCCCCGAAAGCGCCGTACCACTTACCAATCTGACCGGCAACGTCCTGAATCTCGCGGCCTGTGGCGACGAGTTTCTTAACGGCCCCAAATGCAGCATTCGCCGCTGATACTGCCGCGAGAATGCCGGTTATCGGTTCCATACACTACTTGTTCCCCTTGGCGATGCGCTCGCGTTCCTCAAGCAGCCTGACCTTGACTTGCAACTCGTTGATGTGCGCCATCAGTTGCTCTTTCAGGATCGCCCTGCGTTCTGCGCTGATTGGGCTGTCGGTGGGCACGCCTTCCTTGGTGATGAGCGCGGGCATCTGCCCCTCAATCTTGGTCAGACGCTCGGAGAAGGATGCCACTTGACCGAGTAGCCACGCCAGTGCGGCCACCACGATGGGAATGACTGCTTTGAGAACATCTGACCATGCCATGTCACAACCCTAGAAGTTTCTTCACCACTTCTGCCATTGCGCCAGGGCCGAGCAGGACCGCGCCTAGCGTGATGTACAGCCAGATTTCGATGCGGCTCATACGCCTGCTGCCGTCGTCAAGACGCTTCTCAATAGCCTCGTACCGTTGGGCGCAGACTGCTTCATGCACCGCCACGCGGACTTCAACTGACTCTTCCACAATCAAACTCCTGTTAGCTATGCATGCCCGACCTACGGAGTGACGTAAGTAAGCGTCACGCTCCCGCTTATGGTGCCGAAAACTGATGTGTAGGTTGAGGGAACAATCACGCTGTAAGCTGTGCCTGGAACAACAGCTTGGCTTGCCAAAACTATTGTTGTCGGAGAACCGCTCGGGGCTATACCGCCTGCCGCAGATGAGCCAAACATGATTGTTGCCCCACCGTCTTGTGCGTCGCGGTACACCTCGATACCGTTACTGGAGTTATAAGCGAAGAAGGTTTTGAAAGAGGTGTTTATCTGCGCAGGATAAAAAGTGGTTCCTGCAAACGTACCGCGAATCGTGTACGTAGGGCCATAAAACGTCACATTGTCCGCTATAAGCGTTGTGTCGCCGTTACTGAGCAGCCACGATGTTTGACCTACAGCACCTGATATTGTGCGTACCCCGGGGGCACCCACATCAAATACGGGAGTGGCGTTAGCCACCCAAGCGGCGATACCGTTATCAACACTGGCCTGTGTAGGCGGTGTTGAACTTGTGTACTCTCCACGAGGGCCAATAAGCGGATAATCCCAATAGGCCGGGATTACGGGTTGCCCAATAAGCACTGCGCGAACATTCGTAACGCCTGCCGGGGCTGTCCACGAACTCGTTGTGAAAAACGATACGGTGGTTGCGGTGCCACCAGACAAAAAGCCCAAGGCTTTTGCCGACGCCACGCCGCGAGTGCTTATTACTGGCATATCAAGCAAACCTCGTTTGAGACGCAAGTACGGTGAACGTGGCCGAAGCTGTCTTGATTATTGTGTATGAGTACACATCAATGCCGTTTGCGTTACCTGAAATTGGCGTGTTGCCGTTCTGCCACTTAGGTGTTACCGAGACGCCGTCCACTTGTATGACGTTGTTGTAGTATGCGGTGCTGCCTTGAGTGACAAGAAACGCGGCGGTTACAGACTCGCCAACAGCCAGTGCGGTATTTAGGCTTGTGCCGCTTGATGCTCGGAAGTTGACCGTCCAGTTTCCAGATGCGTTCGTCGTGTAGTAGACGACGGACTGTGTCGTCAAGTCGTAGTTAATCGTTCCTGTTGCGGCAGTGGCACTGACAGTAACGGCCTCAATAGCGTTGAGCAACTTGGTGCCAAGCGTACTGGTGCTGCCGGTAAAGGTCTGCTTAGCCGTAAAGTTTGTGGCTGTGCCAGGAGCGACATAGTCCGTACCCGCAGTGGCGGCGCTAAGCGCTGTGCCATTACCTTTGACAAGCCCGTTGACCGTGGTGGACAGCGTAAGCGTGGGAGTTGATCCGCCGCTGCTTGTACCGGCAAGCCCGTTGGACGATGCCACTGCGACCGAAGAAATCCCGATGCTTGAAGACAGCTTTACAAAATCGCTGCCGTTCCAAGCAACGATTGCATTCTCACTGACACCAACAGTGACGCCCGTGGTCGGGCCTGCGCCACGAATCTTGACCGTGTACGTGCCGGAGGTGTTGATCACCACATAGGTTTTACTCGCCGCCGGGGCGGTAACGGTGATGTTGGCTACATGCCCCGACGCGATGATGATGGCGTACTGAGAAGACGTGGAGCCTAGCGATGTGCCCGTAGTCTTGGTCAGCGTGGTGTCGGCGTTGACTGTCAGCGCACCGGCCACCGAAGCGTCGAGGTACGACGTGATGTAGTTGTTGACGGTGTCACCCCAGGTGCCCGACAGTTCGCCCGTGACTGGCAGCGCCAGACCGAGCAGGGAGGTGTACGCGGTGGTCATTCAAGTCTCCTTACGCCAACAAGTCCCACTGTTGGGCGTCTTCATTCCAGACATAACGCTTGAGCGCTTCAGGCGTCCCAATGTCCGTGGGGAACGGAACGGGCGCATACCACTGACAAGTATCCTCGTTCAGCAGCCAAGAAGCAAACGGCTTGGGCGGGATGAACGCATCGCGGGTGCTGTCGTAGGTGAAACCCTGACCCGCGTAGTTCTTGCGCTTGTTGCCGTTGTATGACGTTTGCACCCAGGTGCCGCCAAACAGATTGCGGCAGAACTCTGCGCCCTTGGCTTCCTGCTCAACACCGTGCTCATCAAGAAGTTCGTTGTTGTGCACGACGATGACGCGAAGCACCGTGTTGTTCAGACCGATCTCAGCAAAGTGGGCCACGCATTTCTCCTCAGATGGTAATGCTGCCGCTATTGCTGCCCACCGTAATAGTGTCAGCAGAACTTCCGGCAAAGATAATATCTCCGCCAAGGTTGACCTCAACCACAGGTAGCACTTCTTCCACGGGCGCGGCCATCCACTTCTGCTCTGACTGGCTCCAGTTGTAGACCATGCCGGGTTCGTTGGGGCACACAGGCCGCACCACCCATCCGGGCGGGAACCACCACACCACCTCCTGACCTTCGCCGGGAGTCGGGGCTACCTCGACTTCGATCCACCCTTCGGTGCCGTCAGTCTCAGTCTTGGGGATAGAGCCGTTCTTGGAGTAAAGCATGGTCATCCTCAGAGAAGCGGGAATGCCGTGGTCGGCGGCGTGAAGTTGGCGGTGTACCGGGCATAGCCCTTGGTGATGCGGAGGTCGTCGATGTATCCGTTGAGCGAGAACGCCGCATTCGATGCGCCGCCGATGGATAGGGGGTCTGTAGTCACAGCGGGCGACCCCGTATAACTGCCAGACCCAACATTAGTCCCGTTTGAGTAAATGGTTACTGTGTTTCCGTTACGGACAACAGCAACATGAACCCAACTCCCAACGGTGTATGCTGATCCAGAAGAGTTAACTACGAGCGAAAAACCAGCCCCGTTGTCGCTTAAATACACATTTATTTGACCACCGGATAACTGAACAACGTACGGGTTAAATGTGCTGCTTGAGCCTTTTGATACAACATCCGCTCGACTGGTGTTGTTTGCGTATACCCAAAACTCAATCGTCCAATTACCCGTGCCAAAGTTCATCCAGGGCGCGTTTGCTGTTACACACACATCACCCGTGCCATCAAACAACATCGACGCCCCACCGAACTTGCTCTGCGCGGTGCTGATTTGCGTAGCGCCAACCGTTTCAAGGTTGTTCATCATCGCGTTGTCGATGATGCCTGCGTTGGTGAAGTTCAGCAGGAGGCTAGTGTTGGTAATTGCTGTGACAGGCGAAGAAGGGGGTGTGAAACTACTTGTATAGACAGCAGAACCTTGAACAACGCGCAAATTACTAAGGTAGCCAGTAAGCAATGCCGCGCCGGTACCAAGGTAAGTTACAGCGCTTGTTGTTGATATCGCTCCAGACACAGTTATTGTGGAACTGGACACTACGCCGTTCAAAAATAGACGAACTGTAGTTCCTGAGCGCGTCAACGCAACATGATTCCATTGTCCCGCCACGGCTGTACTTTGATGGGTCAAGGTTGTGGATGTCGCCCCATCTGTTGAAACATCGGCACGCAACGCAGAACTAAAAGAAACTTGTATGCTTACAAGTGGGTATGCATCACCGCTTCTGTACAAATAAAACGGTGTGCTAATAGCGGTTGAATAAACCCAAAATTCAATATCAAAGTCTCCATTGAAAGATGGCAGACTGCTAGTGGTCAGCGAATCCCCACTCCCATCAAAGTAACCACTCCCGCCATCAGTGCCTGCGGCATAGGGCGCAGTCGGAGAGAACGGGCTGAAGCGTTGGATGCTCACATCGCCGTTGCGCGTGATGGTTAGTGCGTTGGTGCTATTGTCGATAAAGCGATTGCTTTGGCAGGTCAGCAGCGAGGTATTAGTGACAGCGGTGAGCGGTGAAGTTGGTACGGTGAAGTTGGCAGTATAAAGAGCGGTGCCTTTAACAAACCGAAGATTGGAGATATAGCCGTTGAGTCTGGTTGTAGAAGCGGGGGATTCGCTGTTTGCTCCAATTGTCAATGCCGCCGAATTTGTCACTAACGCTCCGCTAAGCGTTCCGGTGGAACCGACCGAAGTTCCGTTCAAGAACATATATACGGTGTTGCTAGAACGAGTTACAGCAACATGATACCAAGTTCCAGTTGCCAAAGCTGTAGTAGAAAGCGGGCCAACTTCCCAGTTACTACCAGAAGTTGACATATATAAGTTTAACACCCCGCCTGCAGACAAAAACATATTGAACGGAGCGTAAATCGATTCGTCTGCTCGTTTACTCAATAAACCGACTGCCGAGCCAGACGGTATACGATTGACATAAAACCAATACTCAATCGTAAAGTTTCCAGAACCAAACTCAAATGCCGAATTAGTAGGCGAAGATAGCCAATCTCCGGTTCCGTCAAAATAATTACCCCAGTTGCTCCCATACGGCGCAAAGGTGCCCTGGCTCGTGTTGCCGTTGCGGGTGATGGTGAAGTTGTTGGTGCTGCTGTCGAGGAACGTGTTGTTCTGCGCCCCGTTGGTGCCGTCTCCTGGGAGCAGCATCGTGACGTACTCAAAGTATGGATCGGGAAGAATCAGCGGTGGCCAGTTATCGCCTTGCTCTGCACGCTTCTGTTTCTTCAGCGTCCAGATGCCTGACGCAGAGGATTGGGACGGGAACTGAGCCATGCGTTACTCCGGCTGCGTAGGCCACTGCACGTTCCAAGGGAACCCCGGCTGTGAAGGCACATCCCGAAGTGCTTGACGGTACGTTGCCCATACCGCCTTATCCGCAGGGGAGTCAGCAAGCTGAGTCCAGTCAGTCGCGGCCAACTTAGCGTCGCGCTGCTTACGGACCTTTGTCGCCATCTCATCCGCAGGAATCTGCGCGACAACCCAGTTCATACGCCACTGGCCGTCTTGCTGCACGGGAGCACCCTCATACAGCCGCTCAGTATCCCGATTGAAACTCGGTGGGTCAACCCACTCGACGGGCGCGTAGTCCGCCATGCCTGCCGGATCAACCTCGATATCCCCGATATGGCGAGGGTACTCAAGCGTGGAGAGTTTGATGTATGCGCTCATAGGGATGCTGTTGTTGAGGTGAGAGTGGAGTCTGACGACGTAAACGACGTCGCGGTGTCTGTCAGCGAAGACGCTGATGAAGTCAGACCCGACGCTGTGGCAGTGAATGAGCCCGCAGCATCTGTCAATGAACTGGCGGCGTAAGTGCTTGAGAACGAGCCAACCGCATACGAGCCCGTCTTGCCACCGTTCGACGGAAGTTTCCAAATCACTGCAGAGTTATTTGCTGCGGCGGTGCCACCAATGTTGGCCTGCGCGATTAAATGTAAAACGCCTGCGGAATCAATTGCCAAATTGTTATATGAAGCACTGCTGACACGCAAGTTGCTAAAGCTCCGCTGCCATTGAATGACGCCGCTATCGTTGTACTTTGCAAGCACCTGAATGCCAGGCGTCGAATAATCAAAGCCCGTTACGTACACGTTACCCGCTGAATCCACGGTGGCTCCAAGCGCAGTCTTTGTGGTGCCCGTGGTCAGAGTTCGCGACCATTGGAGCGTGCCGCTGGAATTGAATTTCGCCAGAATAAAGCAGGCAAAAGGGTTATATCCTTCGCCAAAAACATAGACGTTCTCTGACGAATCTATAGCAACAGAACGCCCCCATTCCGTCGTAGAGTCCATGCTCCTCTGCCACTGAATGGTGCCGAAGGTATCGTATTTTGCGACTTGGACATCAAACGTCCCGGACTGAATGCTGTACCCGACCGTGTACACGTTTCCGGCAGAAGAAACCTTTACACTATATGCGATAGCATCATTTCCGCTCGTGGTGGAAAGCGTTCTTTGCCACTGAATATTGCCGTTGGCGTCATACTTGGCTATCAGTTGCAAATACTTGGAGCCGTTATATGTGACACCGGTAATGTAGACGTTGTTTGAAGAGTCGGTAGATATGCCGTAAGCGTAGTCGTATCCCGCATAGGCCGAAGCAAGTTGCCGTTGCCACAACACCGTGCCGCTCGGGTTGTACTTTACGAGGCCGCCGCTTCCGCTGGAATAATAGAATGAGACATAAATGTTCGACGCCGAATCAACAGCGACGGCGTATCCTGTTGCGTAGTATTCCAACTGCTTTTGCCACTGCAGAACGCCAGTCAAGTTAAACTTTTGTACGTACAACGCGGTACTTGGGTTACCTCCCGCTGTGTAGACATTCCCGGAAGAGTCAACAGCAATACCTCTGCCGTAGAGGCCGATGGGGACGCCGGTCAGGGTGCTTACCCAATACGAAGTCGAGTCGGGCCAATTCCCGCCCGCCTGCGCTCGGTACTGATCCATCAGACTCCAAACGTCTGATGCCGATGTGGTGCTTGGGAATTGGGCCATGATCAGAACGTGATTGAGCCAGAGGCTGTGAACGTATAGATGGTGCGACCGCCGGAAGATGTAACGCTAGGAGAACCGGTCGTTGCAGATGCCGCTTGAGAAGCGCTGATGATCACGACACCGGAGCCGCCAGACCCACCTGTACCGCCCGTATGAGACTGCGACGCTCCTCCGCCACCGCCAGTATTTGCTGTGCCAGAAGTACCATTCGTGCCCCCCGCAGCGCCGCCACCGCCACTGCCGCCGCTGCCGCCGGTTATGGTGTATGCCGAGCCGCCACCGCCACCGGCATAAGTGACGCTTGACCCTGTAATGGATGAGGCTGAACCACTGCCACCATTACCACCGGCTGAACTGGTACCGCTGCCGCCGACTGCCCCTGCACCACCGCCGCCACCGCAACCGTAGTAGGGGCCGGCGGATTGTGTAGAACCGCCCGCGCTGCCTTGTCCGCTTACTGCGGAGCCGCCCGAGTAAAAACTGCCATAACTATTATTGCCCGCACCGCCGCCAGAACCGCCCGATTTTCCCGGAGCAACAGACTCACTGCCGTAAGTGCCCGCACCGCCGCCGCCAGTAGTGGACGCTATAGCGCCAAACGCAGAATTGTTCCCGTTAGCACCTTGCGTGGCGTATGAGGAGTTACCTGTACCGCCTGCACCAACAGTTATGGTGTAGGTGGTTCCCGGGGTTAAAGACTGATTACTACCACTTAGCAGTCCCCCCGCGCCCCCACCACCCGAGTGATAATTACCAGGGCCACCCGCGCCACCGCCCGCGACAACAAGGTAGTTGACGAGCACGGCCACTCCGGGCCAGTTATCCCCCATGCGCGCATCCCGCACATCCATGAGGTTCCACCGCCCGTAGGCGCTGGTGGTGGAGGGAAAGTCAGGCATTACGAGATGTCTTCGTAGGAGCAGACGGCTTCAATGGTCGTATTGGCGTTAGCCGTCAAACGAAGCGAGTCGTTCTCTTCCAGATACACAGGCTGACTCAGCACATCAAGCGTGGCGTTGGTCGGCACCGTGATTTGATATGCGATATCAAACGCTGTCGTACCGTTCTTGAAGACATCTACTGTCACCCAACCATTGCTTGCCGCTACGTTAGAGCAATACAGGGCGTTGATCTTCAATACTTTATTGGAACTCGCTGCGTTACTGACAATTGCAGAAGCAGACGTGGTGACCGCCAACCCAGAAGTTTTACCTGTGATGGTGGTGGCGTTGATGATATTTGGCGCAGCCATTAATTTCTCCGATCATCCAAAAACGAGCGCCATGCCGGTGACACGGGCCTTGGTTGCGGACGGTGCCGCCGGATAGGTGACAAACACGTCCTTAGCACCTGCACTGAAGTTGACCAGAGAGCCGCTGTTTGACGAAGACAGCACTGTATCCCGGGACAGCGTGGTGCCCGATGAGGTGTAGGTTCCGATGCCAACCTCCCACTCGTTGCCTGTCTGCCCCGCAATCGTGTAGTACGTGTTGTTGCCGTTACCGATAGCACTAAACGACTGGAAGCCCGTGGCTGCACCGGCAAGCGTTACTGTGCCTGTACCTGTGGTGGTTGTGGTTTCCTTAACCCGATCTGCGACTACAAATGGCATGGTTGCTCCTTATGTTTCCGTGGTAATCAGTTCCCAATCAGAAACTTCGGCTGTGTCTATATTCTGCCAATCGGCGATTTCGCTGTCATCAATCAGACTCCAATAACGCAGCCCCATCGTTCCGACTTGGCCTGTTGCGCCAACACCCGTAAGTGCTACGGTGCGTGCGCCTATCACGTTTCCAACAGTGCCGGTTGCCTCATTGCCGGTAATTTGAAGCTGGAAGACAACGGTTCCAACCTCGCCCGATGCGCCAACACCAGTAAGCGCAACCGTACGAGAACCACTGACACTCCCAACTTGGCCGTGGGCAACAACACCATCTTCGCCTTCGGACGTGATTGCCGCAACAGTACCAACCCCGCCAGAAGCCGAGACTCCGGTGAGTGCAACCGTGCGCGAAGAGGCGGATACGGAACCAACTGCGCCATCTGCCTGTACGCCAGTTGGGAAAACAGGGGTGGCAAACTGAACATTTCCCACCGCCCCCGACGCCGATACGCCCGTTAAGGCAACGACATGGGAAGACGCAACAGCACCAAGGTAGCCATCTGCATGAACTTCTTGGATTTCTGGGTTGGGGAATGGGTCCACTCCACCAACAAACCCCTCTGCAGAAACAGAGGTAAGCGCAATCAGCGGTGTAGCAACTGCTGTCCCAACCTCACCGGAGGCAGAAACCCCCGTGATGGCAACTACATTGTCTTGGGCGACGCTGCCAACTTCACCAGACGCAGACACCCCGGTGAGTGCAACCGAGATGGACTGTGTTACAGATCCAACGGCACCATAGGCAACAACGCCGTCTTCGGTTGGGCTGTTGATCTCGGCAACCGTGCCTACTCCGCCGGAGGCCGAAACCCCGGTAAGAGCAACCGTGACATTGCCCCCCGCAAGCGAGGAGAACGGCGCTTCGGAGAAGGCGGATATACCGAACATGGCTACTCAGGCGGACTTGCCGCCTGCCTCTTTAGGTGGTAGCCAAGCGGATAAGCGCAGTCGTCGTCGTGTTGGCGGGCATCGTCAGGGTGAACGTACCGGCGGTCACCGTCTGGGAACCGAACGTGTGCACGCTCACAGCCTTGTTGCCTTGCGTCGAGTTATAGATCAGCACTGCATCAAACGCCGTAGACAGTGTGACGTTGGTGTAGGTGATCGAAGCAGACGGCGTCCAGTACGCAACGCCCGCCGTAGAAGACGTGTTGCTCGATGCAGGGCCAGTGGCGTTGGTGATGGTCACACCGCCAGGGGTGTAGTTCGTGCCAGTCACCTCGCCCGTAGACGAGTACACCGTCGTAGAAGCGTTGACCGTGGCCGAAGCCAGATACAGCGCGGCCTTGAACGTATCCGTCGTAGGGTTGGTAAGACTGCTACGAGAGGTCAGGGTCGTGGAACCAAATTGATGTCCGCCGACAAGCAACTCGCCCATGAACGAGGTGCACATGCTTTGTGTATTTGCCATGATGTTTCCTTACACAATGGATGCTGCTTCAGCGAACAGCGGGGGAGATTGCTTCAAACGAACATGAACCGAACGGTGGACAAGTTCGCCCTCGTGCCAGTATTCAACCCAAGTCGTATGTTCGATGTCATTATCGACGGAGCCTTCTTTTTTCTCAAGAAGAGCATCGTCCATTACGCCTTTGGTGGTGTTAACGAGAGCCATTATGCGATCCTTATGATTGCGTTGGTGTTGTCCGCAGTGGGAAACTGAACTTGGAAAGACGTGGTGCAAGTCTTATCCCCGCCAAAGTCGAGAACGCACACAGTAGGGTTGCCGCTGCCTACCTTGTAGATCAGCGCCCCACGGCATGTAAACGCTGCCGGGTTCCAAGTCACATTACTGAACGATAGATACGCCACCGTGTTCTGCGGATTGCTGCCCGTAGTGGGGGCAACGCTGACTGTGAGCGTCTCTCCGCCTGCGGTATAGCCCGTGCCGCTTGTCTCACCCGTGGTCGTATACGCAGCCGTGTTGGCGCCAATAGATGCGCCCCCGGTGTAAAGCGCCATCTTGAACGTGTCAGTGCTGAAGTTGAACTGGCCAGAAGCCAAGCCCACCTTGAACTGATTGGTCGCGCCTTGCTCGATGGGCATTACTTGACCCCGTTATTCTGCGGCAGCGGAGCCAGACGCGATTGGCCACTGCGGTATGCATCGCTGCGCTCCAGACCATCACCCAGGCGCTTGGCAAGGGCCAGTGCTTCCTTGTACTTGCCGTCGTACAACGCGATCATGTCCTGCTCACCCTTCATGTAGGTGTAGGCTTCAACAAGCGAGCCGTACAGCAGCACAGAGTCAAAATTGTCCCCAAGCCAGGACGTGTTTGCCGTCGTGATTGACTCCGGGTAATAGTAGTAGTGCAACTCGACGTTGTAACTGGCGTCAGGCGTTGGGCCAAGAATGAACGACAACTCGGTCGTGATGGTGCTGCCATTCACCGTAGGGCCGAACAGCGCGTAGTAACGCGGCAAGCCAGTATCTTGCGGGGACGGATACGACTGGCGGATGAAGTTCACGTCCTTGTTCAACAGGTACTCGTACGTGCCGGTATCAATGTCACCGCCCGTAACGTCTGTGATGACTGCCATCGAGTACACAGCCAAAAAGTCCGTGGGACACGACAAGTACTTGTTGTTGATGCTCACAACGCCCTTGACGTTTTTACGCAAGGACGGGAACTGAACCGTGTTGTAGATGCGCTGCTCAGCTTGTTGAACGAAAACGGGTATCTGAGCAACGAAATCGCTGCTCACGTTCTCGGTGTACGCCTGGATGGCGTTGCTGAGTTGCGTGTAGTTCACGCCATCGGTCCCCTGGCCATCGTGCCCTTGGTAGCGCAGCCGTTACCACGGGTCTTGATACCCGAAGTCTTAGTCGGCTTGTATTCGTTGGCGTGCATGTTGGCCACGGACACGTCCATGCGCAGCGCCTTCTTGATGTCGTCAGCGCCAACAACCGGTGTGGCCACCGGCTTGGGAGTCTTGTAGGTTGCCATGTCAGCCTCCGCGATTTGACTTCTTGTAGGTGTAACCGGGCGACTTCTGATTGGCGACCTTGGCCAGATTACGGCCCATCTTCAGCATGTCGCTGTTGGTCTTGCCACCCGCCCGCATTTTCTTCACGTCGGCATCAGGGTGCGCACCAGCGCCCTTGGCCATGTGCTTCTTCAGCATTTCTTTAACGCCTGCCATTTTTCGCTCCTATGCCGTCACAACCGTGACTGTACCAATTTGAACCGTCAACACCAAGTAGTTTGGCGTCAACCCAGCATCGGGGCCACGCGACCCACCAACCGGATTCCAACCCCACTGAAAGTCTCGACTGCCTTCACTCGGGAAACCCACTGCGTCCTGCGTGGTTGCCGTCGTGTCTACGACTTGTAGCCCCGTGTTGCCCGACTGCACATAACTCAGATCAGGGCGCGGGTTGCGCAAGCCTTGCGGGTCATCAACCGGATACATGCCCAACTGCAACTGCGGTTGGTCGGGGTCCCAGCAGACCGGGCAGACCAAGAGGTTGTAAGTCTTGGTCTTGATAACTTCCTTGCGCAGTTGCGTGAGCTTGAACCGAAAGTCGCAGCGGTCACACTGCGCAATCGCATTCTTGCCTGACGCAAACCGGTTGCCCATTTAGGTGCCGCTCCCGATGTACATCTGCCGGGGCACAAATCGCACCGCTGCCTTTTCCTGATCCTCGCCTGCGGCGATCATCCAAGCCTCGTCGTACTGCTCTTTAAGAATCTGCAGGCGTTGGATGCCATCAGGAATCTTCAGAGCGATGTAGTACGCCAGACCGGCCACAAGGCAGGGCAGGAAACGGAAGGGCACGTCAAACGTCTTGATGCCACTGTTGGTAGCGTCTTGAATACGGCGCATGCGCCAGTACACAAACTGATACGTCGTGCCAGGGTTGGGCGTTGGCCAGACCGTGATGCTGTTCTTCTGCGCCAACGTGATGGCCGCACCCGAAGAGTGGCCTACGGCGGTTGTTCCGTCTTGGCCACGGGCGCAGTTCAACAACAGTGCTGGGTTGCCCCCACTGGCGGGCTGAACCTCGTTGAATGCGATCAACTCACTGCCAATCTTGATGAAGCCCGCGTTGGGCACCCCGGCAAGCGAGGTGATGGGAATTGAGGTGGTCGTGGCCAGTATGGTCGCCTGCAGCGTCCCGGCAAGCACAGAGTCCGACGCAGTCAGGCGTTGAATCCAAACCTGAATAGGTCGGCCCGTGATCAGCTTGTTTGGGATCGTAGCGTACGTAGAGACGCTGATCCGGGTGATGGTCAGGTCGGCTTGATTGGTGGGGACGTTCTGGTTGGTGCGAATGACGTGATCGAGCAAGTCCACCGTATCGTCAGGCAGCGCGTAGGTCGGCTGACCAGTAGCCAAGGTGATGGCGTTTTGCTCAAACGTCCACATGTTCACGCCACGGTTGCCCCAGTCAGCGAACAACAAGTTCATGCTGCGGCGAGCCGTGCGCAAGTCATAGCCGGTGCGAAGCTCACCGCCTGCACGCTCAAACGCTTCCTCAACAATCTCGTTGAGATCGAGGTTAAAGTTGGCTACGCCTGAAGTAGTCATCTGAATCTCGCGGTCTTCTTAGCGATGGCCTTGGGTTGCGCTACGAACTGCTTGCCGGAGGCTTTGCCTGCTCGCTTTGCTCGGGTTGAGGCGGCGTACTCTTGGGGGGAAAGAGCTTTGATCGCAGCTTCTGGAAGGTATCGCTCACCAGTTTTACTAGACGGCTTACCACTTTTGGTCCTCCACTTTTGTGCAGTCCAATCCTTTAGCGACTGCTGCGACGGCTTAGTCACGGTACCCGCCACCCTTGGCCTTGTACTGCTTGGCCAGAAGCTGCGCTTTGCGGGCGCTCCACTGACCTGCCGCCGTGCCCTGCACAGCCTGCCCCTTGATCTTCTCAAAGAGCGACTTGCGCATACCGGGCTTGGTGTAGTTGCCCGCTTCGTTGACCTTGGACTTGGTAGTCCCGCCTTCGGCGTACATGTCAACGTCGTTCGGGTCATCCTTGCGTCGGATGACCTTCTTCTTGGGCATCTTGGAGGGGGCGATGGCCCCCATCCCCCGGCTCGGCATCATGTCAGCACTTGCCGCCGCGCTTCATGCCCAGGGGCGTGCTTCCGGCCATCTTGATCATGGTGCCCTTGGTCTTGCCCTTGGTGGCCACACCATCGCGGCTCGGAGCAGCGGTCTTCACAGTGCCCATCTTGGCCTTGGTGATGCCGGTACCGGCGCTGCCACCCATAGCCATTTTCTTCATGCCCTTCATTTCGGATTCCTCATGTTTGATCATTGACTTAGGAGCACCGGCCTTCTTCATAAAGCCGATCTCTTTCTTAACCATCGCCTTGGACTCTTTCACGTTGCCACCTCTTGCAAGAATTGCCGACTTGCCGTGCTCGGTCTTCGGCTTGTTGATGGACTGGACGTCTGCGCGACTCCCAGAACCGAACTTACGGCCCTTGTCGGCCTTTACAAACTCTGCGCCAACAGACTGCGGAATGCCAACACGCTTGGCAGCGGCGGGGTCATTAGCCACCATCGCCATCAAGTTGTGTTGAGCTTTGCTTTTGCTTGGCATATCAGCAGTTCCACGCCCTCAAGGATTTGTTAATCCTCGAATTCGGATCGTTTGCGGTTTTTTCGCTCGTCAACTTCTTTTTCATGCCTTTCATACGGGCGCAAAAAGAGTCGCGGCGTGGACCGCCCTCCGGCTGAGGTGCCTTCAGTCCAGGCTTCCCTGGATTCGCGGCGTTGTAGGAGGCTCGCCCCTTGGCGTTCAGTCCGCCCTTGGGGTTCTTGCCTTCTTTCCTCTGCCATGCCGGGGTCTTAGCCATAAAAGATCGTCGTGGTGACGTTACTGACCAAGCCAACGTAGATACCGTTCTCAGCCAAGATACCTTCACCGGGAATGATCACGTTGAACGCTGTCGGGTTGTACGAGTCGGCCTCCAACAAGAGATCGGCGTACATGGTGACCGCAGGGCTTCCAGTGATGGTGCCCGACGCAGTATCCGTAACCGTGAACGTGTTGGCGTTGGTAACCGTCACAGAGTACACGTTGGTCGTCGCCGTGCCGCCAGTGCCTGCCGAGAAAGACAGCCACACGCGGTCGCCGTTAGCGAGTCCGTGATTTGTGATGGTCACCGTGACTGTATTGGTCGAACGACCGTAAGTGCCGGTCTGAGCCAAATTGTTGGCGTACACCGTGTTGCGCGTGGCAGCACTGGCATTGGCCGAAACAATCGCACCCTTGAGACGCGTACGGTAAGTGACCGCTACACCAGACGCAGCCATGTGCGCTGATTTAACGTCGTATTGCATCGCCATGATGCGCTCCTATTAGGTAGCGGTGGTGATGGCAATCCAAGCAGACGCGCCGCGCACATAGATGCGGTCGTTGGTGGTGGTGCCGTCAGTACGCAGGTAAAGCGAACCCTGAGCAGCCGTCACGGTGGGGGCACCGGAGCCAACAAAGACGCCCAAGTTTGCAGTGGAGGACATCAGAACTGCCGACATACCGCCTGCTGCGGGGGCCGTGCCGCTGTCAGCGGTCAGATTGCCCGTGGCAGAAACAGAAGTTGCAGTAACCGTGGTAGCGGTGACAGCGCCAGTGATAGCACCAACAAAACCATTATTGGATACAACTGGCCCGCTGAAGGTCGTGGTTCCCATGTGGAACGCTCCTCAAATTGCGCTTGCTGTCTCTGAGGTCAGTCCGCCAAGTCGGTCAGCAAGCAGGTTGAAAATCTTGGGACTGTGTTGAATATAGGGCAAAAAGAAAGGGGGCACAAGGCCCCCTTTCCCGATTTCCGACGCTGATTAGGCGCCAGCAGAACCCCAGATTCCCAGGGGATCAGACCAGCCGAACGAATAACGCTCGCGGGCCTTGTAGCGCACGTTGCCGGTGTCGAAGTCACCGTCCATCGAGGTGGACATGGCCACACGCTCGAAGTGCTTCAGACCGTTAGGCACGTCCGTGGTCAGGAACCAAGCGTTGACGTCGGTCAAGAAGTGGTTGACGGTGAAGCCACCGGGGATCGCACCCATCTGCTTAATAGCGTTGATGTCGTTATCAGCAGTGGCCACGCGCAGTTCCGTGTCAAGCAGACGCTTGGCAACGAACATCAGGCTGGGCGGAATGACCAGCTTGACCGGCTTGGCAGCGATCAGCAGACCACGTTCGTCCGTCCACGCAGCGATTTGAATCACAGCGTTTTCGAGCGAAGTCTCGTTCAGGTCCACGGCAACAGACGGGCTGTTGTAGTTCACACCACCGGAAACCAGGGGGTGACCCACGCGAGTGGCCGAAGCGTTAACGCCAAACAGCGACACACCGTCACCGCCGGGGTAAGCGCCGTTGAAGCCGTTGTTCAGAACGGCAGCGGCCTTAACCTGCTTGGTGTAAGACATCGCACGAGCCAGAGCCTTGGTGTAGCGGGCAGACAGACTGTCATACAGGTTGTCTTCCACTGCTTCCTCGGTGATCGAGAAGCCAAGGGCGATAGTCTCGTGGTTGTAACGAGCGGTGAAGGCTTCCTGCGCATTGTCATACGCGATGGCCTGACCTTCGTTCTTCACCGGAGCGGCACT